GTGGTGCGGACTTCGGAAAGGCTCATGCCGAGTTCTTTGGCGACACCAAATTGGAGCATGAGCCAGTTGTCTTTGCGAAGGTCCGCGATCAGGCTTTTGGGTCCATCGGTTCGTCGTTGCCGTCATCGAGGATGCCGAGCATCAGAGCTTGGAGGTCTTTGTCCTTGACTTCGTTTTTAAGGACGTCGATTTCGCCGGGGCTGAAGAGCTTTTTGCCGTTTTCGTCCATGGCTTTGCTGATCAGCAGTTGCAGGGCAAATGCGGAGGCGTCGTCCGATTTTGCTTGTTTTTGGGCGCGTTCGCGCTCGGCCATGGTCAGAGGGCTGACGTACATCTCAAACATGCTGCCGTCGGACAGTTCGATCTCGCGCTTGGTGGGTTCGAGGTTGGCGGCCTTACGCAGGCGGTCAATGGCGCGGGTAGGAACCGGCATGGTGAGTGATGGTGTATAGGTTTACTGTAGCGTTCCAGCATGAAAAAGCCCCGGTGGTCCGGGGCGTGTATCCGTATCCTGTAGCGATGTATCAGGCGGTGGTGCTGAGGTCGAAGGACGGAGCGCCGGCGGGGCGGAAGTTCACGGTGACGGATTGAGCGTCGTCAGGGTTGATGTTCATGCTGGCGGAGGTCAGCGTGGCATCAAACTCGATGGAGCGGCTCAGGGTGTCGTCGAGCGAACCACCGGAGAAGACGCGGTCGGTGTACAGCTTGAAGGCGGCGCCGACTTGCTGGCGTTGGAGCACGTCCTCGACCATGCGGTTGGAGAGGGCGGCGTCTTCGTTGGTCATGTAGACCGTTGCGGTGCCGGTGCCGTCGCCGAAGCCAGCGATGTAGGCGCGGAAGGGGACGTATTGACCGGGGGTTTGGCCGATCGTGGTAACGTCGATCTCAGCGCGGGTGATCTCGAAGCTCCAGTCGCGGACTTGGCCGACAACGGCGAAGTCGGCGTAGGCCACTTGGAATTCGTTCGGGGCAGCGGCATCACCGTCGTCAGTGATGGTGATGGTCGAACCACCGAGAGTGGCGGACACTTGCAGCACGCCGGTGGAAGCGGTGTAGCCGATGACGTAGTAGGTTGTGCCTGCGCTGATGCCAGCAGGCAGCGTGCCGGTGCCGGAACCGCCGGTTTGGCTGTTCACGACGCTGAACACGACCGGGTCGCCGACCTTAAAGTTCAGGTAGGGAGCAACGGTGATTTCGTCGTCGGCGACGGCAACATCGCTTTCGCCGAAGGTGCCGGTCGTACCAGCGGGCTTGTAGTAGAGGGCACCGGAAGTGCCGGACAGAACGGTGGTGGCCATGGGGCGTACCAGGAAATAGAGATTTCTGCGGGCACTGCCCGGCTTCTTATAGGTTAGCGCAAGTAGTTACGACAACACAGTCGCTGTGTAGCCGGTGTCGATGCGGCCCATGAAATGAGGTGATTCTTCGGTGGCTGAGAATGTCGGGCCGTTAATTTCGCCGAGCTTGACGTAGACACCCGTGGTTGTCTTTGCGGTGTCGTTAATTGTTTCTAGGACGTTTACTGCTGTTGTTACTAACTGTTGATTGCGGGCCGGACCACGGCCTTTTTCGGTGAAGATGCGGATTACAAGCGCTCCACGGGCATTATCGACGCTGGATGTAAGCGTTGGTTCGTTGGTTAGTCCGAATGTGATGTTGACGCGGACGTATTCGGTGGTTGTGTTGGGTGGGACTGCGGTGATGTTGTCGAAATATACCGGGACAGGTGGCACCAAGTTATTGAACGCTGTCAGCAGCGGTGACTCCATGGAAGCTCGGATTGCTTGGTAGTCCATCAGCTGAATAAATCGTCCATCTCAATTTTGACGGCTCGGTCGAGCTTGCCGCCCTCGACGTAGGTGGCGAACCAGTCGAGATCTGCTGTGGCGCTGGATTCGCGGTTTGGATCACCGCCGCCGATGTAACCACGGTAGGACGGCTGTTGACGACCACCGTCGCCTTCTCTGAATTTGCGAAGACCTAGCTGTGTTTGGGGCATAGGTTGACCCGAAGGTCGGATAAACGCGCTTTCCACCAAATCGGTTGCTTCTGGTGCGTAGCTGGAGAAGTTTGAGATTGTAAATGTGATTTTGTCTTTGGTGAGGATGCTTTTTACGACTTGCTGGCCGGTGAGGGCGGGGGAATAGATGGGGCGTGGCTCGCCTGGTTGGCCGTCGCCTTTTGAGCTGCCGGATGCACCAAGGGGGCTTTCAATTTGCCAGGAATTCGAGAATTTGCCGGTCCAGCTCGGGCCTTCTTGCTGCAGTTCACGCACTGTTCGCTCTGCGGCGGCTTTTGGGCCGTTAAATACTGTGGTGGCTGCTACACGGTCCAGCTCTTTTAGAAGGTTCCAGACGCCGTTTTTGGCCATTATTGGGGCCTCACGATCAGGGTGTGGTAGACGGGGTTGTCACCACGGTAGGTCAGGACGTTGATGATCTTGGCTTCGCGGGTCGCTCCAGCCTGGGGGTATTGGACGCGGTCGGCTTCGGTGGGGTAGTAGTCGCCCAATTCTGAGGTTCCGATAAGAATCTTAACGTCCGTTGTTTGATAGAGGCCCTCGGATTCGCGGGGAGTGAGGCGGCTGATGATGCCTTTGACGGTGACTTGGGTGTCCGCTCCAGTCACAGCACCTGTGGTGGGGTTGTAGGTGCGGGGAGTTGCGGTTTTGATGTAGGTGATGTCTTGGCCCCAGTCGGCCAGAATTTGGTCGGGAACTGGGCCGAAGGTGGTGTCGATGCGTCCCATGTCAGCCTCTCACGACGCGGACTTGGTAGCCGCCGGAGCCGCCGAGGGTGTACGCACCAAGGTAGGACTGGAGCCAAGGGTAGACGTCGAAGACGTTGTTGACGGTGCCGGTGGCTTGGCTTTGTTTGTTGTATTTGACTTGAAGTTCGCCGAGTTTGACTTCGTCGTAGAGGCCGGTGGTTCCGGTGTTGCCGGTGATGGCGTCGGTGTCGTTGGCTAGGGCACGGGCCAGTTCGTAGGTGGCGTATTTGATTTCAGTGGGGATTTCGCTGCAGGTGAGTTCGATGCGGTCGACGTGATAATTGTTGCGGGGCCAGCTGAGGGCTTGGCTTGTGTCGCAGCGGTCGCCGTAGAAGTTCAGGCTGTCGATCCAGCGGGTGGCGCTGATGATGGAGCGGTTCTTTTGGTCGTCGGTTTTGTCGTCCCAGGTGCTGCTGTTTGGGACGGTTTCGAAATAGGCGTCGGCTTCCGCCAGCGTGACGTAGCTGTTGGAGGAGGCTCCGCTTAATGTGGCGTCGATGACTGCGGCCACAGGAATAAAAAAGGCTTTGTTTCAGTGTAGCGGCAATAAAAAAGCCCCGCCGAGGCGGGGCGATTGCAGCCGTGATCAGCGTAGATCAGGCGATGACAGAGGTGTCCAGAGGGCTGTTGACGGTGAGCTGAACCATGGGGATCAGGTCGATGTCGTAGGTAGCGCTCCAGTTGCCGGCGGTGGCGAGGGCGGTGTTGGTGGGGTTGTCGCCAGCGTTGGTCCACTTGGTGCCCATCACGTGGTAGGCGGTGTGGTAGTCGACGCTCAGCACGTCCTGCTTGGAGAGGACGTTGCGGTCGGCCTCGATGCGGAGGTCTTGCTGCACACCTTCGAGGATGGTGCCTGACTTGGTCAGGTAGCACACAAACTCGGATTGGTCGCCGGATGAACCAGGAACGACAGTGTTGACGGCGGGGTCCATGATGACGCGGCAGCCGGCGAATTCGCCGATGCTGCGGGCGCCGACGCCCACGCCGCCACCGCCCCAGGTCACAGCGCCGGAGGCGGCGAGTGCGGAGGTGGAGAAGGTCAGCATTCCGACCTGATACAGGTAGAAGCCGACGGAGGGGTGGACGACCAGGGTGTCCAGCTCGTCGCCACGCTCACCCAGGAGGGCGCGGGCGCGGGAAACGGCAGCGGCGCTGAGGAAGTTGTCCTCGTCCGCACCAGAGGCAGCCGCGACACCCAAGTCGAGTGCGTTGGCGCTGAGGGCGGTCTTGAACAGACCCCAAAGCTGGGAAAACAGGCGCTCGCTGTTCTTTTTGTTGATGGCATCGGCAAGCTGGTTGCGGATGTGCATCATGGGATCTTCGCCGGCAGCCAGGATGGCCACGTCATCCACTGCATACGCGAAGCCGCGATGGCAGATGGTGGCAATCTGGGTGGCGGTTCCGATCTTCTGAGGGGTCAGATAGCCGGAATTGCTGGTGCCCCAAGTGGCCGTTCCATCCATGATCTCCTCGGTGGGAGACACGGGATTGAACTCGGGAACTTGGATGCGGGTGCCGCCTTCGCGGGCGTCCAGCAGGGGATTGCGAACGACAGCACCGCTCTTTAGGAACAGGCTGCGCTCTTTGATCGCCTCAGACACGTAGGTGCTGAGGTTATTCCTTTTTACGATGTCCGCGAGGAGGACACCGCCGGAATAGTTCTGAAATGGGGCGGCCATTTTAGAAAACCAACGTCAAAAATTTGCGGGGCCCAAGTCACGGACTTGGCGAGGCAGCGTCCCACCGGGACTCAAAGACCGGCCTCTCTCCTCAGCACTGCTGCGAGTTCGGGGTCTTGTGCATCGAGCTGCATTTGCCTCGTTATGTTAATGCTACCTTCCTTCCAAGGGTTTGCCATTCCAGGGGAAATGGCGGAGTTTGGTGTCGGTTTGGCGCCCATTCCTGCAGCACTGCTGGGTTTGAAATGGTGCTCGAAGCCCGAACCAGGGTTTTTCAAGTTGGAAAGGTAGGTGTTGATGTCTTGCTCGACACCGCCTTGGAGGACGACAACTTTGCCGTCACTGTTTTTCTGGAGGTTGCCCTGCAGAAGAGTGAGCATTTGCTCGGCGTTGATCGCTCCAGCCTGGCTGATGGCGGAGAGGGCGCTGGTGCGGGTGGCGGCTTTTTCGTTGGAGACGCGCAGTTCGTCGAGTTGGCGTTCCAGCTCGGTGATGCGGGTGTCCTTTTCTTGGGCGGTTTTGTTGGCTTCCTCCCAGAGGTCTTTCCATTGGCCTTGGTCTTCCAACGTCTTTTTGCGTTGGTCGTCCTGCTTTTTGTAGACCTCGTCGAGCTTGGCTTTGATGCCTTGGAAACGTTCCTCGGCTTCGGCGGCCTGGGTTTGGAGGGTGGTCAGCTTGGATTCATACTCGGCGCGGATGGCGGCGGATGGATCGGGGGCTGGGGTTGGAGCGGTGTCGGCAGCCACGGGCTGCTCGGACTG